GGCAGACTACATTCAGATTATCTTTTAGAAAAATATAAGAAACCAGTAAAACAAGAATTAAATCTTGAAAAGATGGACTTCAAACCAGCTTTTAAGGAGACAGGTCTCTTAGATAAGTACAAGAAGATATCTGATTTAGAAGAATCACACCCTGCTAGAAAATATGTTGAAGATAGAAAGATACCAAAAGAACATTTTGATAAACTTTATCTTGTCAACAAATTTTATGAATTAGCAAACAAAATAAAAAACAATACATTTAATGTAAAGTATGAACATCCTAGATTAGTAATACCATTCTATGATATTGGGGGTAAATTGTTTGCATTACAAGGTCGTGCTTTTGGTAAAGAAGAACCAAAATACATAACCTTAAAATTAGATGAAAGTAAACAGAAGATTTATGGCCTTGAACGAATTAATTTTGCAAAACAGATTCGTATAGTAGAAGGCCCGATTGATAGTTTATTTTTAGATAATTGTTTGGCGGCTGCTGGTGCAGATTTGTTTATGAAAAGAAAAATTGCACCTGACAATATAACATATATATTTGATAACGAACCTCGAAATAAAGAGATAGTTAAAAGAATGTATGATGTAATTGAAAAAGATTATAACATTGTAATTTGGCCTGATGACATAAAAGAAAAAGATATTAATGATATGATTCTAAGAGGGTTGACAAAATCTAAAATAGAAGATATAATATCTGAAAATACTTATTCAAAACTGAGTGCTATAACAAAAATAAATTATTGGAAGAGAGTGTAATGAGCGAAAAACAAATTCAAGTCGTAAAAAGAAATGGTAGAGGTAAAGAGACTTTAGACATACAAAAAATCCACGATATGGTAGAACATGCATGTGAAGATATCACAGGTGTTTCACCATCAGAAGTAGAGATGAATAGTGGTCTTCAATTTTACGATAACATTTCAACAGAAGAAATACAACAAATACTAATTAAGTCAGCTGCTGATTTAATATCATTAGAAAAACCAAACTATCAATATGTGGCTGCAAGACTATTATTATTCAGTCTAAGAAAGTCATTAAATAGAAAACTTTGGGACCATCCTCATATATTTGAACACACAAAAAAATGTGTTGAAATGGGTTTATATGATAAAGAATTATTAAACTGGTATACAGAAAGAGATTTTGATAGAATGGAACAATGGATTGTCCATGAAAGAGATTATAGTTTTACATATGCTGGTCTAAGACAAGTTATGGACAAATATCTTGTACAAGACAGAAGTACAGGTGAAATCTTTGAAACACCACAGTTTATGTATATGATGATTGCAGCTACAATATTTCACAATTATCCCAAAGATAAGAGAATGACATATATTAAGAAGTATTATAGAGCTATCAGTAAGTTTGAAATAAACATACCAACACCAGTCATGGCAGGTGTTAGAACACCTCTTAGGCAGTATGCTTCCTGCGTTTTGGTTGATTCAGGAGACAGTTTACCTTCAATCTTTACATCTGATATGGCTATCGGCAGATATGTAGCCCAAAGGGCAGGTATAGGCATAAATGCTGGTAGAATAAGAGGTATCAACTCTAAAATTAGAGGTGGCGAAGTACAACACACAGGTGTAATTCCTTTCTTAAAGAAGTTTGAGGCTACAGTAAAATGTTGCACACAAAACGGTGTAAGAGGTGGTTCTGCTACAGTACACTTCCCTATCTGGCATAAAGAGATAGAAGATATATTAGTCTTAAAAAATAATAAAGGTAGTGATGATAATAGAGTTAGAAAATTAGATTACTCTATACAATTATCTAAAATATTCTATGAAAGATTTATTAGAAATGAAGAAATAACCATATTCTCACCACATGAAGTACCTGAATTATATGAAAATTGGGGTACAGATAAATTTGATGAAGAATATGAAAAGGCTGAAAGAAAAACTTCTGTATGGAAAAAGAAAATAAATGCTCAAGATTTATTCATGAGTATTTTAAAAGAAAGGGCAGAAACAGGTCGTATCTATATTATGAACATTGACCATTGTAATACTCATTCATCTTTTAAAGATAGAGTGTACATGTCAAACTTATGCCAAGAAATTACTTTACCAACAGACCCATTAGACCATATAGATGGAGATGGTGAAATTGCATTATGTATTTTATCAGCAGTCAATGTAGGTAAATTACAATACTTAGATGATTTAGAAACTTTATGTGATTTAGCAGTTAGAGCTCTAGATGAAATTATAGACTTGCAAGATTATCCTGTTAAGGCTGCCGAAATTTCTACTAAATCAAGAAGAAGTTTAGGTGTTGGTTATATTGGTCTTGCACACTATCTTGCTAAAGTACATATGAAATATGATGATAAAGAAGCATATAAAGAAGTAGATGAATTAACAGAACATTTTCAATATTACTTACTTAAAGCGTCAAATGAACTTGCAAAAGAAAAGGGTAAATGTGAGTACTTTGACAGAACTAAATATTCAGACGGCACTTTACCGATTGATACCTATAAGAAAGAGGTAGATGAGATTGTAAATCGTAAACTATCTTTAGATTGGGAATCTCTCCGTAATGAAATTAAAGAGCATGGTCTCAGACATAGCACACTCTCAGCTCAAATGCCGTCTGAATCCTCTAGTATAGTTTCTAATGCAACAAATGGCATAGAACCACCTAGAGATTATTTGTCTATTAAGAAAAGTAAAAAAGGTCCACTAAAACAAGTTGTACCTGATTACTACAGATTGAAAAATTTTTATACCTTATTATGGGATATGAAGTCAAATGAAGGTTATATAAATGTTGTTGCAGTAATGCAAAAATATTTTGACCAAGCTATATCAGGTAATTGGTCATATAATCCAGAAAATTATGATGAAGGTCAAGTACCCTTATCTATAATGGCAAAAGACTTATTGACAACCTACAAGTATGGTTGGAAAACATCTTACTATCAAAATACTTACGATAGTAAAAAAGATGAAGATGAACCAGCACACCCATTAGGTTGGAAAGATGATGTTGAAGAAACAAAAGAAACCGAAGATGATGAAGCGTGTGATAGTTGCACAATTTAGGAGAAAACATGAAAGGAGTATTTAATAAAACAAAATCACTAGACTTCACAAAACAACCTATGTTCTTTGGTGAAGATTTAGCAGTACAAAGATACGATACATTTAAGTATCCTATTTTTGATAAATTAACACAACAACAATTAGGATATTTCTGGAGACCAGAAGAAGTATCTCTACAAAAAGATAGAAATGATTATCAAGATTTAAGAGATGAACATAAGTTTATTTTTACATCTAATCTGAAATATCAAACTATGTTAGATAGTGTTCAAGGAAGAGGACCAGCACTTGCATTTTTACCATTTGTAAGTCTACCTGAATTAGAATCATGTATCATAACATGGGATTTTATGGAAACAATCCACTCTAGGTCATATACTTACATTATAAAAAACTTATATTCAGACCCTTCAGAAGTATTTGATACAATTATTGAAGATGAAAGAATAGAAAAAAGAGCAAAGTCAGTAACAAAAGCATACGATGATTTACTTGAAATAGGACACAGGAAACTTATCGGTGAAAAGGTAGATGAATACGAACTTAAAAAGAAACTATGGTTGGCATTATGCACAGTAAACATATTAGAAGGTTTAAGATTCTATGTATCATTTGCATGTAGTTTTGCCTTTGGTGAACTAAAACAACTAGAAGGTTCTGCTAAGATTATATCTTTTATTGCAAGAGATGAATCACAACACTTGGCAGTATCTCAAAGAATTATCAATCTCTATAAAGAACATGAAGAAGATAAGGTTATGTTGAAAGTTATTGATGATACAGAAGATGAAATATATAAAATGTATGATGAAGCTGTTCAAGAGGAAAAGAATTGGGCAACATATCTATTAACTAATGGTTCTATGATAGGTTTATCAGAAAAACTATTACATAGATTTGTAGAGTACATGGCGAATAGAAGAATGAGGTCAATTGGTCTGGAGGCTAAGTATGAACAAAAAACAAATCCACTTCCGTGGGTTGACCATTGGCTAAATAGTCGCTCATTGCAAAATGCACCACAAGAAACTGAGATAGAAAGTTATGTAATTGGTGGTGTTAAACAAGATGTAGAAAAGGATACATTTAGTAACTTCAAATTATGACAGAAAAATTATTAGGAAGATGTGCTAACTGTGATAGTGAGTTTACAATTAGTTGGCATATAGAACAAACTGATTTACAACCATACACTTGTCCATTTTGTGGTCATGAAGTAGATTATGAGGAACTTGATGAAGAAGACTACAATAGCTGGGATTGATTACAGTTTAAATTCACCTGCAATTTGTGTATCAAAAGGTAGTATGAATTTTAAAGATTGCAATTTTCACTTTCTTACAGATAAAAAGAAATGGCAATGTAAAATATCTAAAAATATATTTGGTCATGCACATAAGGAATGGACAGACCCAATAGAGAGGTTTAATAATTTAGCAGGTTGGGCTCATGAATGTTTAAGAAAGAGTGGTGATATAAATTTATATGATGGCATATCTACTAAAGTTTTTATAGAAGGTTATTCTTATGGTAGTAAAGGTCAAGCCATATTTCAGATAGCAGAAAATGGTGGTATCTTGAAATCATTTTTAAGAGCTAAGAAAATAAAATATGATATAATAGTACCTAGTGTTGTTAAAAAATGTGCAACAGAAAAAGGTAATGCCAATAAAGAATTAATGTATGAATGTTTTTCTCAACATACAAAAACAGATTTGATGAAAGAGTTTGAAGTAAATAAAATAGGAAATCCAATATCTGATATTGTAGATTCATACTATATAATGAAATGTGGATATCAACTAGAAAGTTTAAATAAATGACTGTCGATAAAATAGAAGATTTTAAAAAAGAAGAGCCTGAAAAAAATGAAAATGAAGGGTTTATTTGGACATCTTTAAAAGATACAAAAGATGTTTATATGTTTAAAGAAAGATTAGAATATTTTTTTGATGATTATGTAAATGAAAATCAGTCTACTATGGTTATGATATTAAATGAAGTTATCTATATCAGCCTTATAGAAGACTTTTTAAGAATGTCTAAATATAGATTAGATAAGAAAATAGAAAAAGATGTTGATATACATTATTATATAACAAAGGTGAAAAATGAAAGAAGTTAAGAGTTGGTGGATGCCAGATTGGGATACACATTTTGAAGACCATCTAAAGAAAGAAGATACCAAATATACATATCAACAAATACAAAGAGATTATGCATTGTCTTATTGTGAAAAACATGATATTGCATTAGACATCGGTGCTAACATAGGATTTTGGTCAAAAGATTTATGCAGTATGTTTGAAAATGTAATTGCATTTGAACCACATCCAGAAAATGTAGAATGTTATAAACAAAACTTAGATGATTACAAGAACTATGTTTTATGTCCATTTGCCTTATCAAATAAAATAAATTCACAAGGTCAATTATTTACAAGTAAGTCTAATAGTGGTAATGCTGGCCTTAACAAAGATGGTGTTATAGGTGGAGAAACAGAGATTACATCTGAAATACAAGATAGAATTATAACTTGTGATGTTGATACACTAGATAACTTTATAAAAAGTTTTACGAATAGAAGCGTAGATTTTATAAAAATAGATGTACAAGGTTACGAATTAGAAGTTTTAGAAGGTGGTGTTGAATTATTAAAAAACTATTCACCTGTATTATGTTTAGAATTACCTCTTAGAAATGAAAAAGAAAGAGAATATGGCCAAAAAGTTACAAGTCTTTTAGGTCAACTTGGGTATACAAAAAGAGGTAATAGTAAGAAAGAGACTATATTTACAAAATGAAAATTGCAGTAGTAACAACATTAAATAAAAAGTTATATGGCAAATATGGTTTTAAGTTTTTTGAAACTTATAATTGGCCATTTGATTTGATTGTCTATAGCGAAGATGAATTAGAAATAGAAGGTGTAGATGTATTGCCTTTATTTTGTGAAGTTCCTGATTGTAA